ACTCCTCCTGCTATGCTCCATGCGGACCCAACGTTCCAGCCAGCCGCACTCGAAAAGTCGCCGTCTGTGACCTGATCCGTCCCCGCAGGAGTCGCGGGGAAGTCGGACGCGGGGAGCGCGCCGGTTTCGATGTAGGTGGCCAACTCCGTCGTGCTCCATGCGCGGTTGATAAGATTCAATGGCCCAAGTGATCCATTCAGGGTGTACCCCATGCCTGTGAGCGCGGAAGAATAATCGATGCCAGTTAGGTCTGTAGTGCCAGAAGCAATACCGTTAAAATAGTACGTGCCTGTATTGCCGAATCGAATCAGCGCAAATGAAGTCGCTTTACCAGCGGTAAATGCAGTCGTGCTAGGCGTACCGTCTGCAACGCTATGCTGGGAGACCATAAGCTTGCCCGTCGTGATGTTTACGATTAAGTCTAGCCCGTTCGCGCCTGAATAGACTATGAACCCCGAAGCGGCGAAATCCGCTGGGTTATACACGCCCACCAAAGTAAAATCCCCCGAACCGGGAGTCGGGCCGGATGTAATAGTGCCTACAGCGGCCGCCGTGCCAGGGAATCTCCAGTACTGCGCGGGCGTGCGCGAGGCGAGGGCGGAAGCGGTGGCCGTGCTGATTGGCTTCGCTGCGTCGGACGTGTTGTCCACGCTCGCAAGCCCCACCTGCGCCTTGGTGACGCCGTGCGGGTTGTCCGTTCGTCCCGCGTGCGTGACAATGTCGGTGTCTAGCTCGTTGAGCGCGGCCTGAACCGTTGTGGAGGAGATGGTGCCAGATGGCGTATTGGTTATCTGGGCCGAGATTGTTCCGCCTGTGATCTTCACCGAGTCGGCGTTTTGTGACGCCATGCTCCCGGCGTTCAAAACCTGGTCTATTGACGGGAAAACGTTGCCTGTCCCCGTTCCGACACCGCGCCCAGCCCTCGCCAATAGCTGCCAGTATTTGCTCTTGGCTACCGGCACCTCTCCAGCCGGAACAGCCGAAAGTGAAACCCAAGAACTTCCCGCGCGCGTGACAACATCACCCTTCTTGTATCCGGTAACCGGCGACCAGTCTCCGCGCGGATCAAACCCTTGTCCATCTTTCGCGGGAGGGATAAGCGCCAGTTGTTTTCCCACCTCGACCGGGACAGCGGCACTTAACCCTTGCGCGATTGCCTGCGGTACTTCCCGCTCTATGGCGAGCGCTTTGTTGGTCGCGGATTTCGCAACGCTTAAAATATGACCGTAGCGCAATTCCGCGCGATCCTCGATAGACTTCGCGGCCTGCTTGACTGCGCCCTCTGTTATTGCGCCGACCTCTCGCGTGATTTGATCGGCCTTTTTAGTTGCCGCTTGCTCGGCAGATTCAGCGGCAGACTTGGCGGCAAATTCCTTCGCGTCTTTGCCCGCTGATAGAATAGCCGCCTCGTGCTCATTGAGCACGTCAATCATGTTGTTTACCGTCGAGAGTAAATTCTTTTCGTCTTGCAGATTCATTTTGAAAGCTCGGTTCTGTCGGCTAAATTACGCAGCCAATTACGCGCGCTGGTATCGGTAAGGCGTTGTAGTTTCTTGCTAAATACGGGCGCGCTATCTTGCGGTTTCGGCGCAACTGGCACCTGCGCCCCTGGCTGGAAAATCGCGTTTGCCTGCTCCTCGGTCATTCCGAAAACGCTGACGAGGATTGCGCGCGCAGTGTCCGCTGAAATTGCGCCGGTTCCAACTTGCGCGAGCATGTCGGAAAGCGCTTGTGTGCCGCCGATGCCAATGTCCTGTATCAGCGCGCTCTTGCCGTTCTTGGCCCCCGCTTCAACAACGCCAAAGCTTCCGGTCGGATTCGGGTTTCTTGACTCGATCAGATCGAGCGCGATATTGACCGGCACGCCTGTTTTTGCAGCGAGCGCCTTTGCGCGCTCAATTGTCGCCTCTGCCTCCTGCACGATAATCGCGCTCTGTTCCTCGGAGTCCTTGCCGTCTTCCGCGTACCAATCGGATTTTGTTCGCAGGCCGCTACGAACTTCCGCGATACCAGACGCAGAGTCGCGCCCTACATCTATCGTGATGGCTGGCGGGAACTGCCAGAGCCCGCGATCCCAGTTTGCGGTGTATCCAATCTTTCCAGACGCTATACCCTCGACCAGGA